AACACCCCTATCAAAATAACTCTACTTCAAATAAAGATTGGTCACCTCTCATATATATACCCTCAACTTCAGTAGTTCTATTTCTACCATACTTCACTTGCACCTCCCATAAATCATTTTCTATCATTTCAGAATTTGTTATTTCGTATACAATTTGGTGGACAGTCCCTAGACCAGGCGATACTTCAGTTTCACGAAATACAAATCCACTTCCAGGAGGTGTTAGTATTCTCTTCCTTTGGAATCGAACTTGTGTAAATCGATTTGTTTGAGTATCATTTGATATGGCAACTATAGCTTTCAGTCTTAAATTTTTTCCACTATCGATTAACTCTTTTGTTATTCTGTAAGCGCCATCTTCCAATGTAGGGCCGTTTACAACATTATCCCAAGGTATTGTGTCAAAGAATATATTGATATCATGTCTGTCTAATGTACCATTGTATGTTTTAGCTGAATCCGTTATCTCATATCTACCACTAAATGTATCGACAAATACATTTCCATCAACATCAACTTGCTGAAGTAAATCACCACTCAGTCTATCCAATGTTCTATTGTATGAGCCAATACCATATACAGTTTCAACTGCAGGTAATCTTAAAACACCATACTCCACATCACTATTAGGTGGTATGGAATATGAGATGATTTGATTAGATGTATTTCTTTTTATATTTCGTATTCTAGCCATTACCTAACCACTTTAAATATAGGCCCTTCAAAGTACCCAATCTTTCCGTTCCTATCTACTCTGAAATCGAATTGATAGAATCTTTCAGGCTGAAGTGTATTGAACCAAAAATCAAAATAGTTTCCTGTTGAATCACAATTTACCTTTGTGTAGGTTGTGTCATATGGAATTACTGCAAGATTTGTTTCAACATCTTTCACCTGATAATAAGTAGTTTCTGGTAAATACTTTATGTCAGTATATGGGTATGTAGATGAGAATGTTCTTTGTGGGAATGCTGCTCTACCTACCACTCTGAGTTTTGCTCTTGAGTTTTCTTTGTATTCTGTAGAAACATTCTTTACATAAAGTGTAATGTTGTCTTCTGTGAGTTCACTCAATGAACCAGTATCAAATGAACCAGTAGTCCACCTCACCTCTAATGTAGGTACATAGATAGTATGAGTTTCATTTGAGAAGAATTTAGACGAACCATATCTCGTTGAACCACTCTCTTGTGCTACAGGCCTTTTGATGATGAATCCATTGTTTGGTCTACTACCACTTAACCAATCCTCTACATAGTCAGTAACATCAACCCTCAAATCTTTTGTGTATCTGTTGAATGTTTGTGATGCATATGTTCCAGATAAAGATGATGTGAACCAAGTTGCTCCACCTGAGTTCTTATAGTATCCCGCTTCAGTTGTCGATGGAGTTGGTATAGTACCTGAGAATCGTATCTTAAAGTTATCTATCGAACCACTTGCTCCATTAGAACCACTATCGTAGTATGTATATGCGAATATGTAATCACCTTCTATATCAGGGGTGAACACCACCGATTGAGTTACAGGCTCATCGAATGAACGAGAGTACCCAATGATACTATCACTATCTCTGTATGTCAATCCATTGGGGTCATAGATTGTAAATCCGATATCAGGATAATCACCTGGATTTATTTCACAACTAATGGAGTATTCCAAATTCGTTGATAGGTTTTTGATGAAAGTTGCATCACCACCCCCCACATTGTCTGCATACAAATTCAATTTGGATTCGGATGCAAACATTCTTGGTAGTTCAAGGTTTGTATTTTTGATAACATTTCGTAATAAGAAACTTCCAGTGTTTATTGTAAATGTTTCATGTACTAATGTGTTACCTTCTTTTAATGCAACATACAACTCATCAAAAGTACCAGTTGTAGTATTACCATCCCCACTACCATCAAAGAATGTGAATCTTAATTGGTAGTCGCCAGCATCAGTTGATGTTAAGTCAAATGACTGAGTTGATGGGGTGGTTATTTTACCAACCATTCCTTCATAATCTTCTTCAGTTTTTAATACACCATTTGGGTCTTGGACTCTAAACTGAATGTCGTCAAATGAGTTGGGGTCGATTTGGAATTGTACTTCGTATGTTTGACTGGCAGCCAATGCGATTGGGAAGACCAAAGTAGTACCAGCAAAGTTAGATGCTGATATAACTAACTTATTGTTCTCTGTAGATAATGATGGTTCGTTACCACCTAAATCTCTTATGGATTCTGTTAAGAATGCTGCACCTACACCATTCTCAAAGTTCTCATATAAAATGATACCATTGGTGGGTGCTTCTGTTGGTCGTATCCCATTTAATATTTGTGCAGAAGAAACTCCCCATAAAGAGTCATCATTACGATAGACCCAACTACATCCATTAGTCGTTAAGGGGTTGTCGTAAAACAATCCTTTACCCTCAGACCAACTTTCTGATATAGGAAATATGTCTAACTGATATTCTGTTTCTACTTCGTTCTCATCAACAGATGTTAGGTTAAGGTAGAACTTTCTTGCTCCTGATATTTCCCCTGATGCTATTGATGATGATATGGGTGTCAAATCGAATTGTGTAAGGATTCTACTATTACCGATCCAAGTAGTATTGAACTCCTCATCAAAAAACTTAGTTACCTCCAACACTTCATCATTACCAGCGTTCTGATTCTTACGAGCGTTCTGTTCGTATATGGTAGTATCTTTTTGTCCGTATATTCTATATATCATTTTACCTCCTTAGAATGATTGAGTTACTACCTTACCTCTAATATCGTTATTAGGGAATTTAACTTCAAATATAGATGGGTCTTTAGCAGGATATATTACACCATTCTTTGTAGCGTTACTAATGCTATATTTGTTTGGTGAATAGTTTCCATTGAATCTGTTGAATATCTTTAAACCACCATTTCCTTCTCTGTCAGGTCTGAGAACACTCTGAACACCATCTACTCTATCTAACATCACATAAAGTTTTGATAGTTGGATTGGTTCACCGATTCGCCAATTGTCAATGTTGAAATAATTTTTTAACTCTTCTATACACCGTAACAACACCTCATTGGAATTGTAGTCAGGCATAACAGTAATTTCAAAATCAACACCGATGTTAATAATATGTGCGTCTTTGATGTTGACTGCATCAGTTAACATTCTGTAGTATGAGATATAGTTTCTTAGATTGTTTTTGGTTGCTGGATTCAATCCTACCAAATTCTTATTCAAATCATATCCCAATGTATACAAATTCAATGCCAATGGATTTGGTATCTCAGATGAGATTGTGGTATTGTCTTTTTTCTTATCTTCGATTTGGTAGTCTTGCATCAAATATGCTTTTGCTACTGAACCGAATTGCGGAGGTAATGCGTAACACCTCATTACATAATCTTCTCTAGTGACAGTTCTATTCTGTGCTGCGAAGAATGCCATAGTGTTGTTACGAATCTCTTCGTTAGTTTCTTCACTCCGACCACCTCTAGCGGGTTCTGTGTTAGTTACTGCTAATGAGTTTCTGATGAATCTGACAACACCACTGTCCAAATTAGATTCGTTCTTAAACGATGTTACTACAGATGTAATGTTGGTTAGGTCTTTTGCAGATACATTATCAGATACACCATTACCCACCAAATACTCAACAGTCAATGTTGTGTTTGATGGTGCGACTCCATATGTCTTTGTGTATAAGAAATTCGATGGGTCAATCCCTTGGTCTAAATCACCAACAATATTGTAGAGTGCTGAACCCACATTGTCAGGATTAGGAACAATTTCTTCATCTGCGTTCTGAGATATACCAGCACCAAACTGAATAACCATCTCACCTTTATCTTCCATTCTTGTAATGAATCTCTTTGGAACTCTCTTCAGTTCTAAAAGATATGGTGCGTCACCACTATACTGAGAATAGTTGGTTGAGTTGTCTGAATTGTTTTCAACTTGATTGAATACCGTATCTTGCGCTAAGTAAGGAACATGAGTCCAAGTGTCACCATCCGAATCTGTTATACTTTTTATCCGAATAAGGTTAGGGTCTTCAATCTTAATCTTATCATAAATTTTTGGTGAACCGAATGTGAATGTTTTACTCTCAATAGTTCCACTTGATACCTTTACACTTTTTTTCAGAAGATAGTATATCGGTATGTTGTTTGTTTCATCAATCTGATAAACCGTTATTTCTGTAGGATTGAAAGACGATGATACCGAAAAGTCTACTTGACCTTGAGCTATAAAGTTTACATTGTTGTTTTGTGATGAACCAACTTGCATCCCATCTTCAATTGTCATAGCATAATCGAAATCAGGTGTAACATCGTCACCACTTCCTTTGGCGGGAACTAATTGGAATACATCTAATGTAGTTGTAGCAGGAACAAAGTTCTTTGGCTTGTATCCGTATGCCGATACGATGTTGAACAGGTTTCGGTTTTCTTCTGCTGATAGTAATAGAGATTCTCTTAATTGTGTATCTGTATAGAATGATAAAACATCACCCACATATGATGCCATCTCCATAAACATCATTCCTGGAGATGATTCGTTGAAATCATTATATGTATTGGGGAAATATGTTTTGGTGAAATCAACTAAGTTCTTTCTGAACTCACCGAAGTCCCTTCCTAATAGTGATACATCTTTTTTTACTAAATCGTTATTAGCCATCTTACTACCTATTCTACAGTTGTTGTTCCAGCGGAATCAACAAACACCACTATTTGCTGATTAGCTCCTTGTTCAGTAACTCTAAATGATAATTGTATCTTTACATAGTTTCTGTCAGGTTCTGTATCAACAATGATATCATCAATAATTATGTATGGTAACCATAAATTTATATCTTCTCTTAAAGATTCGGATAACCTATCTGACAAATCCAATCCGATGTTCTCAAATAACAATGAGTACACATCCGAACCGAATTCTGGTTGAAATGGTCTTTCACCTTTTCTTGTTAAGAGTAAGTTCTTTAAGTTAGAAACGGATTGTTCTTCAGTAGTGTAACTTAGATTAAACAAACCACCAAGCTTTCCGTATGGTAATGTAACCCCAACTGCTACATTATCATCAAAGTCTATAGGGTTGTATCTATATTCAGTCCGTTCCCGCATTTATCATTTTCCTTTCTTAGCACTAATCGTTTTCATTAATTCAGAATAATCTCTTGTCAATGCGTCACCTACAGCAGTACCTTCAATATTTGTGTTGATGGGTTCTCCATCAGGTCCTGTCATTGGCGCCATTGTTTGGGCGGTAGCTACACCATCACCATATCCAATCATCTCAGCCATTTGTGCTCTGTTGAATCCTTGTGCTTGTTGTGATGTGTATGGATTAGCATCTAAGTTTCTCCACTCACCATCGTTTGCAGTTTCATTCAATATACCATTCAACATTGCATCGTCTGAAAATTTAGTTTGTGGTTTTTGCTTTTCTTCACCCAATACTTCGAATAAACTTACACCACTCTTTTTAGCGGATGGTTGTTTTACTCTACTTTGCTCTACTGGTTTAGATGCTTTTACAACCTCTGTGATGATGGGTTTGAGTTCATCTCTAACCACCTTTCTAACTACCACCTCTAATAGTTTTGCTAATTCTTTTGGTTTCATAATATTATGTTTTTATATAAATATCAGAATGTTTTGTTTTGTGATGATATCACTATTGTTTCATAGACTTCAAACTAGCAACCGCTTTAGATAAAGATGTGACATTGATTGGGATACCAAGCACCGCCATAACAGATGCAGCTTTTGATAGTTCAGTAACCACTACTTCTAACTGATTGAATATCTCGTCCATATCAGCTCTCCAACTTTTAGTAGATATATTTACCGATTTCCCACCACTAATTAAAACTGAGTCTGACTTTGAATTGATTACCACTCTATCTGAATTGAATATCAGTTGTGGTTTGTTATATGAGTTTTGTGGAGTTACCCCTAATGTAAACTTATTGGATGGTTCTAACTTTATCTTTTGCGATGAACCCATCCATATAGATGATAAGTCTTTGTTGACATCCTCAATACTAAATTTATTGTAAGAACCACCCTCTCTACCATTTGACAATATGGTTATAGGGTCAGATACATTTGACGATTCCCACGATGGACTTTGTGTGGTATCTGAGTCCTTTGGTGAGTATCCAAATCGGAGTGAGTGTCCGAACCTACCTTCTAATAGAACATCACCGATGAATGGTTGTAATGAACCAATATCAGTTCTCTCCTCAAACCCCTTACCTAAACTTACTTCTGATTTCTTACTTACATTAGGGGTGCCTGTAAGAGTTTGTGTATATGTAGAAAGTGTATTCGTACTCCGTTGAGGTACTGCACCTTTGGGTAATGCATTATTATGTACATTTAATTGTACGGCAGTTGATGATATGTAATATTGTTTAGCTCTTCGACTACCACCACTCGCCTCTGCGCCCAATGAGGATATGAGTATTACACTCTCTCCTATTAGTGGAATTCGTTTTATGTTTACATCAAGTGGATATGCAACTTCAGACCGGCCTGAACCTTTTGAGGTTAGAACTCTTACACTATAAACCTCATTTGGATTATCATCTTTTAAATTTATAGATTGTATTGTGCCTGTTTGGAATGTACTCATTCATCATCTCCATCATTTTTAAGAGAATCTATTTTTGCGTCAATCGCTTTTGCGTTTTCTAATAGTTGTTTCTTTTCGTCATCTGATAATCCCAATCCGCCACCATCTTCAGAATTTGCATCTTTCATCATACGTTGGACGATGGCTGCGAGTTTTACAATCTGTTCATCGTTCTTTACAGATACCTCCATATATTCTTTTATCAAAGGGACTACCACCGTTGCATCATTGATGTTTTTAACCAATGGTTCTAATTGAGCAATAAGAAGTTTCAACTGCCTATCTTTCCTCTTTGAGTTAGTGTAGATATCAGCCATAATATCAGAGAATGTTTTTCCCTTAAATAATTCAGTATCCTTATCCATCGATTCCCTTTAACTTATACAACATATCAATGTGTCCAAATTTATTGTATTCAGTATATAACTCTGCATAAATGTGTTTCATCTTACCCACTACTTTTGTTATGTACTGAGTATGGACACCTGTCCTCTCTCTAATAAGTATGTAAAGTGCTTTCTTATTGTAAGAGTATAAATCATTCCTTGTTTTGAACAACTCATTTATTGAATCAGCGATTGCCCTATCTCTATCCTTA